CCTAAAAGCACGCCCTGAAAAGTCGCCAGTTTTAAACTGCTTATATGCCGACCAAGTTGGCGATCCAGCCGGATCATCATCAGTGATCGAAATATATTGTAAAACATTTGTATCGGTAAACTGAACCGAACCAGTCCAGTCATCCCAATTGCCAGCAAAATTATCCCAGTTTCCGGCAATAGTATCCCACAATGGCGCACTATTATCAATCCGCACAACGTCCATCGGCATAGTGACTTCGCATAGATTGACCGAACCCGTGTCGATATAATTGCTAAAATCATATGTGGCGGTTGTGGGTGCTGTGGCTGGGTTAGTTATCCGCAAATCGCCAGAAATAATTGAACAGCCGGTTTTTGTGCCGCTGAATGACGGGTCTTCGGTCTGCGTCAATGTGTTAGCAAAAACGCGCAAATCGTTCTGGCTGATGACGATGCTAGTGTAATTAACGCTAGCATTGCCAGATTTGTCATAAGCTTTAATCATATATGTGCCAGCGCGTGGCGGCACTGTGACGCTGTTAGCCGGTCTTGCAACTTTATCAATGGCCGTAGTGCTGTTTGCATAGGTTGCACCAGTCGTTTGGCTGCTATATCGGATCCGATAAAATGACAAATCAAGGTCTGGCACTGAATCCCACTCAAGATGCAACCCGCCAGCCGTGACACTGCCTAAAAAGCCAGTAATGTCAGCCGGTGGGTCAGCAAGCCCCTGCACAGTAACGCCCTGCCGCGTTGTGAAATCGCCCTTAATGCCAAACGTATTGATTGCCCTTGCGCGAATATCGTAATCGCTATCTTCAACATCAAGAATTTCCACGCGGCCAAGGTCACCAGTGTAACCGGTTGAATAAGTCGTTGCGCCGGTTTTGCGGAATTGCACCTCAACATTGTCAATGCGCTCTGGCGATGCGGATGTGACTTCGGCAATCAACACGTTGGTCAAATGCTCATTAATCACCCGCGCTTCGCTGGTAATTGTCAAACCAATTGCCGGAACGTCAAATGGATCAGCCAGCGTTGTGTTATTTATTTCAAATGCGCTTTCATCAGTCGCCCAGCTATAGACTGCCGCCGATGTTTCGCGCAATGTCATCTTTACTTCAAGCGCACCATTGCCATCCGATCCAAATGCCCACGACAGCACTTCAAACGGCTTATCAACAAACCCTGCGCGGCTGTTAGTAAACTTGATAACGTCACCAACTTGCACTTGAAAAGCACGCAAGCCAAATGATGCAGTTAAAGTTAGCTGTTCGCGGTTCTGGTATAGTGCAATCTTTGCAATGCGCTGCGCTGTAGCGGCGGATGATACAAGACCCAATTCCAAATCCATCGCACTTTCTTGCCCGTTATCGACTTGAATGAACGTATTGCTTTTGATTTCTGGGAAATCGCTAAATTGCCAGTTGCTTTCTGCGCCTCTAAACGTGCCGCGCACAATGTTGAAATTGTCGCGCCGTGAATGCCGCGTGTTTATTGTCAACGTGCTGCGAAGATCATCTTCATCAAACGTCACTGTCGGCGTGATATATGCCGCAGCCTTAACGCGCCAACGCCCTTGGCTATACCAAAGCATCCCGCCCATTGGACGCAACAAGCTGTCAATAGTGTCGGCTGGTTTGTTGCCGGTCGTGATTGCGCCGTTAGTTGTGAAACGCTTTTCTGTGCCGCCAACAGCCAAGGTCACGTTTTCATCGCAAATGTTTGCGGCTGTGATTATCTTGGCGTCATCTATTTCATTAGCTGGGCTAGACAATCCAAAATCGCTGGCCAGATAGTCGCGGAAACATAACGCAGCATTATCTGACCAAGCAGTTGTCGATGTGCGCGGGTCATAGACCTTTTTGCCCTTGATGATTGCGGTAATGTTTGGTTCGCCATTCGGGAATGCGTCAGCCTCAAACTCTAGCCGCGCGTAAATATAGGCAACGCCTTGCAGCCGGTGGTCATTTGTCCACTTGCCAGCACTTTCGGAAACTAGGTCGGCATCAGCGGCTTGCGTTGGCGATCCGGTGTGTGTCTTGATCCGCACAAAATAAACGTCATTATCATCATCGTCTTTGCCAACATACTTATCTGGTGCAGTAACGAACCCATCGCCATCAAGCGTCAACGCTTCATCGTTAAAATATACTGTTTCGATTTCTTCGACTTCGTGACCGGCCATTGCCACAACAATATGCAAAAACTTGTTGTTGTCTGTTGCTTCTTTATAAACAACCGCGCCACCGACCTTTGTGCGGCCATAAATGATTTGATGATCTGCAACCGGCGAAAGGCCACTAACCAAAATGGCAGAAGTTCCGGCTGGTTGACCGCCCCTATTTGGCTTTGGCGATAGTGATTGACTGACAAGACCAAGCGCAACATTCAGCGCGAAAGATGTCATAAATGAAGTTAAAACCGTGGCGGTTAAGGTTCCCATTGCCCAGCCAACAGCCGTTGTGACAGCGGCACTAGCCGCAGCCGCGGCAATCGCCGGCGGCATAGCAAATGCCGCTTCGGGAATAAGCGCAATTAACGCTGCCGATGTTAGTGATGTGGTGGTTTTTAGCAGCGTCAATTTGTTCATTCTACACACCAAAAAATGTCGGTTGGTCTTGCCGGTGAAAATTCCAGACCATCATAACCTAAAAATGCAACTTTATCACCTAGCGCAACACCAAGCGCGATTTCAGTGACAATCAACGCCCCATAGTCGCCCCGACCTATAATCGCACCCCTTGACGGATACAGCCCGTCTACGGCTCTTAAACGGCTATTGATCGCCGTTATAATATTTATATGACCGGATCGCTTTAACTGCCGGTTGTAATTTAGAAACGCGCCCCATTCAGTCGTATAGGTTCCAAACCAATCATCAAAAACGTGCTTGCCCATCTGCGCGTGATAGGCTTCATCAACAAACCGGATGCAGTCAGACTTGCCCCACTCAAACTTTTTATGCCGCCACTCATCAATAAAATCTTCAAATCGTTCCGGCCAATCGTGCAGCCTCACCCACGCCCCCAATTAAATTGCTTATCTTGTAAATCTTCTACAAATTCAAAGCCGCGATCAGTCGGATATCTGGCCTTTTGGTTTTGATCATTAAATCGGAAAATTCGCGCACGTTCTAAATCAATCAAACGGCTTTCGACTGAAATTGTGATATTGCTAGTATCTGCGCCTTCGTTGATAACCATCTGGTCGATGTAACCGTTGAACACCTCAACCACTGGCGACACCGCGCCCTGCGATACGTCAATGCGGCTGCCATCTTCAGCCAGCAAGAAACTGCCATCTTCTAGCTTTAGGAATTGCCGATTAGCATCAATCAAGCCAAACAGGATTTTGCACTTGCGGCCTTGATATGGTTCACTGATAGCCAGCGAAATCAGATTTGACGGGATGCCAGACAGGCTAACAGTCGCGCCTTTAGCAGATATTTCTGCGGTTTCGCGCAATTCGCTGATCTCAAGAAACTGACCTGTGCCGACATAGGTTATGTTGTTAAACACCAGATCACCGATGCCCGTCCACATATACAGCGTTTGCGTGTCAAAATACAACTCAACAGCAAAAAGCGGCTGAACCTCTGCCGCTTCAAGATTGTTGATGATGCTTTGGGTCAGTTCGCGCGTCATACAATAGCCTCAATTGCAGGAAACGTGATGCCATAAAAGCTGGCGTTGTTAATCGACCAATCTGATTGATTGCTAGACAGTCGGAAATTACCAACCGCGTTAGCAACAACGATCGCGCTGTCATCTGCCGGTGCTGTGCGGATGTGCGGCCACAGATCAAGCGTTGCCTGTCCTGACGCATTGCTGTCTACATTAGTCAAAACCTTGTGCAGCGTCGCGCTAGAGCCGCCGCCTAGCTGAATGTAATCGCCAGCAAGAAGATAACCAGTTGCGCTAACCGGCAAGCCGTCCACAGTCAAGCTATCGCCGGTCTGGTCTGCGCCATTAACAACCGGCGTACCAGCCGCAGTTGATGCGCTGCCGCGTGCTGTAGCGCAGTTAGGGTCGCCCATCAAGAACGTGCCGCGCATACCTTTAAGCGATAGCAGAAACGCAACCCAAACTTCAGCATCGGCGCGTTGCATCGGCGGCAAAGTAATCTCAGCTTCCCAGCGTTGGCCTGTGTGCGCCACCACTTGCTGTTTGTAAGTGAATGGGCTTTGACTAATTGCAACGCTGTTAATCGCGTGCAAATTGACGCTGGCAATGCCTGTCTGTGTCGGAAATGTTAGTGGATATGAAATTGCCATTTAGATCACCCGAATGCCGCACTGAATGAACCGCCGCGCCGCCTTGCGTCAAGCACAGCCGC